TTTGCTGTTCCAGGAAATGGCACCATGTTATAGGGGTTATGCCAAATGAGTCCAATTGCCCATAACTCGCCTTCATTGTCAAGGGCACATGCACTGTATCGTGTGACATGCAATTCTACTGCTTTTCTATTATCAGGCAATGGCATTTCGCAATGCGAATATTTGTCGGCGTGTCCAAATCTACTATATGGACTGCCTCCAGTTATTATTGGAACTCCGTCATGATTTATATAACAAAATTCACCAAAACCTGGTGCAGAACTGTGTGGCGCATGACTTGGTTTGCTTACTAATCGCGCAGCAGGACCCTTTTTGAATACGAGTGTGTCGACATACTCACGCGTTGCAACTCTTCGACGAGTATTAGGATCATTGCCTTCAAACAAGGCAGCAGAAGTGGAATCCCATGATGGCCCACCAAGACTCAGTTTAGAAGGGTCAACAGAATTATTTGCAAGTTTATCAGGTGTAATTGCAAGTGGTGCTATTCCTAATTGACGATCGACATTAACTGTTAGTGTAGGGTCATGCCTTAAATTTAAAACCCCGGTGCCGCCATTTGCAAGCGACAAACTTTGAATAGACTCTGTGCCTCGTATTATATCAAAAACATTTCCACGGTCGATAAAGGTATCGATTACATTGTCCGGTTTTGCTTTTATAAGTGCTCCGCTTATGTTTGGTAGAGTATACCACCAAGAAGCATTATATGACACTGAAGGAGCAATAGTATTTCCAGTTTGAGTTGTATAGATTGCAGCATATTTATTTAATAATGCAGTCGCAAGTTCTGGATATGCACTCCCCTGAAAACGTGATCCTGTACAACGCAACCAGTCTGAAGAAAATGTGGTACCATTTGGAGCATAATCGACGAGAGAACCAACTGGAAGAATTTCATTTGTGCTTACGACATTTGCAGCACCTTCGCTTTGAACCTGAGAAATTATGCTACTTAGCGTAGTCCATGATAAAGCATCTCCAGACTTACCTAAAATAGAAGCTTCACTTGGGTTATTGTTTGGTATGCTATATGAATGAGTTCCAAATTGTAATTGTGATTCTAAAATTAGTTTATCAGTTTTAATTGGTGTTGTACTTGATAATACATTACCTGAGTCATATAAACCAGAATTTCCAATTTTTATGGTTGGAGAAGATAATGTCCCTCCACTAAATGTTTTGGCACCAGTTATAGTCTGTGGCGTGTCTAGCGTAACTGTTCGCAAAAGAGCAGATGTATTTTGGCCAGACGTATAAAATAGTGGTGATATAGAAGTTTGTATATCAGTTATTTCTGATACTATACCATTTGTTTTTTGACGCCAAATATCAAAGGTGTCAGATATATTAACACCAGTTGTAGAAAACTCTGAAAATTGAATTGAATCCATTATCTTTATTTATTCTCTTTTTTTGTTAACATTTCAACTATTTCAAGTTTCCAAGCTAACAACTCTTCAACCTTTGCTTGTAAGTCTGCAATTATTCGCTCTTGACGGCGTATATGCTTTTTTCGATTGCGAGCTGCAACATATGCTGTTGTGTCTGTGTTTAGAATAGCATTTGAAAAAGAGTCTCTTTCAAGCGTTGGATTTTCTTCTACTTTAATTTTTTTTCGAGTGGCCATAAATTTTATACTGTTGCAATTGCTCTAAAATCTCGAATTGTCGGTATATCAAAAATATTATTTGACATGAGTATAACTTTTACCTGGAAAGAAACAAAGTCATCACCTGGGTCAATTACATATTCAGTTTCAGAATATATATCAATGTTTGTATTAATTGGTATTGGATTTGTTGGAGTTAATTCTGTCCATACTAATTGATCATCTGTAGTAGTTGTATCAAATCCCAATTTAACATAAACTTTAATGTCTGTTTCAAATGTAGGACGATTTGTTGATAGATAAATATTTAATCGATCAGAAGGAGAGTTTAAGTTAACTTTACGCGTAATATATCGAGCAGTTGCAGATCCATTTTCTAATGGACTTACAATTGAATATGTCACACCACTACCAACTTCAGAGGCAGCTGTTGGAGAGAATGTAAGAGTAGTCGCGTTATTAGCAGTTATTGTAAATTCTTTTCCACTTAGTGTGCCGCTCGTTATTTTTAATGTTTTTCCAACAAACGCATTTGTTGTCCAAGTTGCTGTACCTTTTATAAGTGTAGTAGTTGAACCTCCGGTAGAAGTACTAGATTCATATACAGTATAACCTTCATCCGTAGAGTCATCATTGATAATATTTGCAATTGTTAGCAATGATGAGCCATCAACATCAATCACAGGTGATATTGCAGAATCAACAGACATAAGATTTGATGTAAGCACTGCGCGTGGTCCAAACGGGACATTTTGATTACGTGATGTAAGTATATGAGAACTTAAATTACCATAACTACTAGGAATATAATTATCGCTATTTGCTTCAATACGTTCTGGAGATTCATTTCCAAATTGAATCCTATGAGATATTGCAGAATTATTAAATGCTAAGTTTGGTTGACGTAAGTTAAAAATAGACACCGGAATTTCCGCCAGTTTTGCAACCAAGTTGGGTACTACTGGAGTGTTGCTGTCTGCAGTATTTTTTGTTACTATTACTGTAGGAGCATTATTATATCCTGCTCCACGATCATGTATAATTACGCGTGAAATACTACCGGTAAATGGATCAATTACAGCTTCTGCGCGAGTACCTCTGCTTGGATCGAATGTTATTGTTGGAGGCAACCCATATCCACTACCACCGTCTACAATTTCAATTGTTTCGACACCAGTGTGTAATTGTGTTCTAAAATTAATGTCTCCAGACTTGATTGTCGTCGTTGCTGGGTTAAAGAATTGTGCACGGTTAATTCTAAATTTTAGGTCCTGTTCTTGTTGAGGAGTCCAAGTAAAGGCATTTGCACTCGTAAAAAATGTACCAAGATATTCTTGTTTTTCTATACGTTTACCAGTAATCACATCAGCTTCACCAAGTATTGCATACCAGCAACGATAATCACCATCATTTGATGATACTACCACTGCATACTCTTCATCACTCTTTAAGAAAACAGGATCACTAAACCTAAAGTTTGTGGGCAATGAACCATTAGCACTTATTTGTACCTCAGATGGGCGACAGAATGTGCGTGAGTATGGGACTATTGTGCGTGTTGGTGCACCGTTTTCCATTGTTACAATATAAATTTCAACCGGTTGGAAAAGTGCCTTTTGAGCAAAGTATAGGTCAACTGAAGTTATAAATGCACCAGTTGGATAGTCTTCTGAACTAATTATAAATGACTGAGCAAGCGGGTCACGATATGTTGTAGTGCTTGTGACTACAGTTCCAGAAACAGTTTCTGAAATTGGGGTTACAGTAAATTGTGGCGTTTTCGTAGACAATATCGTCTCTTGCACAGTCTCAAGTATACCACTTGCAGTATATTTTGATAGTGCATACGTAGTTTCTGAAGATGCATTTCGCGGATCATCAGTCAACTTAAATGTACGATCACCAGTACGGAATCGAATCGAACTATTATTTGGTATGATAAATGAACCATAGAGTTCTCCAGATGTGTCAGTAGTTAATGTTGCGCCATATGCGCTATAACCAGACTCTGGAGATGGTAATTGGTTTGATAAGATTCCATCAAAACGGCGAGTAGTGTTATCATTTACTGTTGTAGGAATGATAAATTTGGTTGAATCGTTATTTAATATTTGATTTGTGTATGCTGATATATCACGATCTTCAAAGAATGGATAGACTCGAGTAGACGCCTTTAATCCAGTTGCATGGAAATATACAATTCGTGAACGTATAAATGGTATAATTGAAGTATCAACAACACTTTCGCCAAGACTTTTTGGCACAAATGAAAAACCAAGAGTAGTATTTGTGCCTGTACGAGTGTCAGTATATGCGCGTTGTGTAGTGGTTGTCGTAGGTATGCCACGACCTCTTATAAATGCTCCGCGTGTAGTAGTTGTACTACTCGCACCCCATTGTCTAGTCCAGTTATTCCAATCTGTGCCAAGTATGTCAAGTGCTGGATCTTCTGCAATAAACTTGATTGCATCAAATGCGCTGTCATCAGTTACAATAAGATCTGGGCGAGTGATTGTGTCTTTCCAATTATCGGCAGCAGGAGACAGACGTATATTCCCATTAATCTTTGCATATATGTGCGGGTGAACACTAATGTGTGCAGTCGCTTTTAGGTGCGAAACAAGTTCAACCTCGTCGTAAGACAGCGTAATTATACTGTCATGTACTCGTATTTTCCCATTGTCTGCAAGCGTAGTGCGTGTAATTGAACCACTCGTAGTATTTGTAACTGTAGTAGTTGTTGTTAGCGGACTGTCAATTGCAAGGTCAATGTTATGAGTATTGTATCGAGGACGTAACAGTCCAGCGTCACGGTCAACTGCGCATTGATATTGAGGATCAAAGACGTCGCCAACTCCATGACCAATAAAATTATCAACTAGTATTCCATTTTTAAATCGTTCGCCCGCATCATCAAAAATTGGTTTATCATTAGCAGAACGTTCTAGTAATGATAACGAAGTATAATATTCAATATTGCCTATACGTTTTTCAAGGGCACCAATGTCTCGCATTGTATATCGACGATTGTCGATATAATTTTTTACAATTTCAGACACATTTGGCGTGTATGCTGGAACGTTCAATGAATAGAGTGTCATTGAATTTTTTGGCGCTCCAGGCTCAACTGGAGTTAGAGATGGAATGCCTTGAATAATCGCAAACTCATTTCTAGAATTTACTGTAACCTTATCAATACGTGGTAAATAAAATGTAGCTGCGCAAGTTATAGGGGTATTTGGATCAATAATGGCTTTTCCAATATTTGATACAACGCTTCCAACAACACCTGAATTTACAGTATAGAGTATGTCTTGTCTAAAGTCTAGCACATCAGAAAGTTTAATCCCAGAGTATGTTGGTATATTATCATATGGGGTGCCAACGCTGTTGTTATTTGAACTATAAGAGTCAACATTATACATCACGAGATCACGACCAGAGACTCCGCCAAGACGGTCATAATATTCATATGTAATATCAATATTAGCATTTAATTGGCCAGAACCAATATATTGGATGCGTCCATTTGTATAGATGTTATCGCGTTGGCCGTCATCAATTAGTTTAAATGATGAGGTAATATTTTTACGAGGTGTGTCAGCAGAAAACACACTTACTAGTCGGATAATATCGGTATTTTTAAGAGTGTATATGCGAGACGCACCTCCAGACGCTGGTGTAACGCCACTGTCTGTAGTAGATGCCACACTCTTTGTAACTCGCGCTGCGGTACTGGCATTTACGACCTTAACTTTTGCAAGCGCACTATAAACTGCGCCTGATGACCAGTTGCTATTGCGCGGTACTATTGTAATAGTTTTTGCATTCGATGATATCGTTGCAGTATATTCACTTTGTGTTTTAGCGGTTCCATTAACTATTAATGTAATATCACTTGTGTCAGTAAATATTTTATTATCACCAACATTAAGAGTTATATATGTATTTGGTGCAGTATCTCCGCTAAAAGTTTGTTGAACATAATATGATATATTTTGAAGAGTCTTTGTTTGTGCATATGGAAGTTCAAACAAGTTTGTACTTGATGTTGTTTCTTGTAAATTTCCACCAGTTACATTAAACAAAAATTCATTTCCATAAATTTGATCAATGTTATCAAATCGACGTGCATTCCAATTAGCAGTTTGTGCTGTAGAATTAAACTTTACATCATATACATAACATTTAAATTCTGTAGATGACGCGCCAGTTGGTTCAAACGCCTTTATGCGACAAGTGCCAATAAGGACTACATTATCACCTTCTGCTGGAGGTGCTGTAGTTGATAATGTCGTGTTGTACGCATACAGGTTATATGTATTTGTAATTGTTGAAATCGATGGAAAGGTAGAATTATTCCCATTGTCAGTGCCGGCACGTTGTATATCACCAATAAAATAGTTGCCTATATTTGCACTCACACTGACATTAAACTCTCCAGTCTCAAGAGCCTTTGGAGAGGTTAAGTTTAAACTTTTATCAAGTGCTACTCGGTACCCATCAACATAAGCAATAGATGGATCGAGAGTAACAGTAAATTTACCTCGTGCATCTTCAATTGCTGCCTTTTGCTGAGCGACAGTTTCAAATGTATATCCTATTTGATCTAGATCATCTGCCTTGTATGCACCATGTATATATGCAACCTCACTAACGCGGCCGCCATTGGTTTCATTTACTAATGCAGTGCCTGATGTTCCGTCTCCTGGTGGTAAAACTGCTACAAATTCAGAACCTACAATTGCAGGCGAAGCTGCGCCGAGAGCAACCCAATCAGTAAGAGGAGCAGTAGTGCTACCAAGATCTTGAATGCGATAGCGCCGCCCAACTACAATACAATTTGCTGGTAAATTATCGCCATCAAATGTCTCACGTATTTGTATAGAAAATGGATTTACTGTATAGTTACCAGACTCTTCGCTTGTACGCTTTGCAAGTATATCAACAATTTCCGAGTATTCTGCAGTTTCAACAACTTCTAATGGACGCGAAGAATTTATTACAAGCAGTTTTATATATGAATTTGATACATCTGCTGCATACACAGTTGATGTGATCCATTGCAATGTTAAGTCTATTGAATAGCGATCGGCGCCTGGAGCACTATAGTTTGGAGTGCCATTTGCATTATCAAGTAATGTATTATCGCTTGAATAGGTGACAATATTTTCATCAATCTTTAATACTGCATAACCAGAAAGAAGTGTTTCTTCAGACGCCTTATCAATGAAAACCGTTTGACGTGGAACTGCTACAAATGATCCCTTTGTAAAAAATACACCTTCTTCACAAACAATTCCAGACGCAAACCCAATAGAAATATAAGTTAGATTTGATACTGATGGCAACTCATTTTCAGTTAAATTTAAATCTGAAGAACGCAATATTAGACTATAACCAGCGAGTGTGTCATCATCAAATTCAGTTTCGCCGGCATTTCCCGTATTGATGTATGTAAAATAAAACCTATAGATGTTTGCCTCTATTTGTCTATAACCAAGTATTTCACCACGAAGACCTGAAGCATATTCAATAGTTTTTGCAGTCTCAGCAATTTGAGCGACAGTAAATGCAGTTTCGGCAACAGATGAAACTGCAGTTGATAGGTTTAATGTAAGTGAGCGTACACTGGGCAAAAAAGAAGTCTTGCCGCCAATTACTGCAGTATCATTTTTCCAAACACTGCTGCCAAGGCGATTAACTTGATCTTGCAGTGCAGACTGCAACTGATTAAGTTCTCTTACCTGTACACTATAACCAGGTTTAAATAATACGCGAAGATAATTTTTATCGCCATTTCCAGACGCATTATAATCATCATGATATGTAGTGTTGTACGTTGTAACAGACATTAGAATTGAATAATAATCTTGATTTCTTCAGTTTGAGCACTTTGACGATTTATTTTTTTGCGATTTTCAGCAAATATAACTTCGCCACTACGTGGTGTATACTCATTGTTATTTACTGTTAAATAATTTATAGTGTTATTATTAGGTGCTGTAAATGAACCAGTTGATGGTACCACACCATATCCAGTAGTTGAGTTTTGGTGAAAATAAACACGATGTTGGGTGCTTCCACCAACAGAAACAGTAGAATAGTTATCAAAATACGCCTTTATTCCAGTCGTACCAAAGGTTATTAAACTACCAACTGCAGGAGTACTTGTTGGAGCAGACGCTAATGTTAGGTAACGAAGCGCGGCTAGTGTATCAATTGATGAACCTTCAGAATATTCTATATCTTTTAATACCGATATTTGACGATATGGTATATACAACCCATCATCCGAAATTGTATCAACTGCGTCTACCGCGATTCCAACATACCACGATGGTAAAGTTGCTGATGGTTTGTATGCAAATCCACCGGCAGGAGCAATATGTGGAACTATAACTGCTCCAGATCCAGTTTCAGCTGGATCAAAAATAAAATATCCATCAACTATACCTTTTGAAGACTCCGCGATATAAGAATAGTCAGCAGGCAATAGCACACTTTCAATCGCCCCAGTAGTAGAATTTATATTTACTGGGCATGTTATTGTAATTTCGGTGTCATTGATTTTTCGCGCAACAAACTGAACAGAATTTGTAGATGTATATCCACTGCCTCCAGAAGTTATTGTAAACCCGTATAATAACCCTCCACCATCATTTTCAATTGCTGCTGAAATTGAATCAGCAGCAACTCCAGAAGAAATGCTAATAAATTGATCAGTATTGATATTTGCAGTTGCAGTAACTACATTATCAACAAGTATCCATATATAACCATCACTGCCATAACTAAGGGCACGATAGTCAGTGGACACTGGAATGTTGGCAACTGCTCCGTCACCAGCCTTTAAGCATAGGTAAATTCGTCCACTTATAACTGCATAGCATGGATTAACTTCTCCTCCACCAACAAGTGTACTAGGATAAAAACAATCGGGATCAGCTGGACTGTATGCCTTATAGCGAGCGCCAGCTTTCCATTTTATTTGTGGAATTACCAGTCCGCTATTAACCGCATTAATCTTAATTAATGTAGTTAAATTTGATTTTATATCAGAGTCATCTGAAGGAATTCCAAGAGGAATAGGTATAACTAAACTTGTTGACTCCTCGTCGGTCGCCCATTGTTCAGATTTACCAAGCCCAAGATAATATGTACTGTCTGCAATATTGTCTAGAAAAAATTGAGCGTTGTTTCTACGAAAAGAGTCTGTTACGATTGCTGCCATATATATTTTTATTTAATGTATTTATATAGAAATTTTTAATTACCAAAAACCGTAGCGCATATTAATGGCCAATCAATCTTTGCATCAGTATCTTGTCCAGTGTACAAAGTAAAAGAGTCTTGTAAAAATGTATGTGGTGATGGTCCTTGCCATATATCGTCTATTGTTGTACCAACTCCAGAAGCAACTACACAATAATTACTATCAATCATAGGAGTAGAAAAATAAAGTTTGTATTGTCCAATTGCGCTCTTATTTATATATGAAATATTATATGATGATCTAATCATACTTGATGATACATATGCCTTGTATGCTATTGCTGTTTCAGCAATAGCTGTATTGGCAGCAGTAATTATAGTAAATCGATTATTATCTAATCGTGTTATCTCATAATATCCAACAACAACACCGGTTGATGCATATATAGATTCCCCATTGCGAAGACCATGATTTACACTTTGAATTGTTGCAATATTCGAACCGGTTGGTCGAGATACTGTATGTTGAGTGTATGTTATTGGCATATTAGTTATGACAGTAGTATTTGCTGCTACAGTAATATCAAATGTATGTTGTTGAGGATTACGAACAGTGTATATTCCAGCAGCTAAACCACTAATAGCAGTAATACTAATTTTATGATCGGCAGGCAAACCATGATTTACGCTTCGTATTGTAGCTGTAGTATTTTGGCCGACTGTTCCAGATTTTGTAACCGTGTGAACCGCGTATGATATTGCAACATTACTTAACGCGGTGGCAGCAATCGTAGAAATATTAAATGTATCTGGTCCGGTAACTTGGATTGGATATGGTCCAATGGCAACTCCAGTCGACGCGTATATAGTATAACCATCTGGCAAACCATGATTTGTACTTGTAATTATTGCAGTTGTTGAACCAACCCCGCGAAATACCGTGCCAGACCTAGTTGTTATTGCAGATTTATCAATCGATGCTGCTTCACTGCCATTAAAATTTATCCAGGCTTTTGCAGCAGGTGCAAAAGTTTTTAATGTATTTGGTGAAACATAATCTGTAGTATCACTCGCCTGTGATACTATGCCAGAACCATTTGCTTTAAGTAAACCACTTGTAGTTCCAGCCCCTCCTTTATTCGCCGGTACAACGTCTAAAGAAATATTTCTAGAAGCACCCGTACCAGTAATACCAATTGGTGATTCAGCAGTAATATTACCTATTTTGACATTCAACTGCGATTGTATATTATCGGTAACGCCACTCAATCGACTAATTTCAGTTCCAGAAACAGATCCAATTGTTGTAGTTAAATTTGGTAAAAATACATTTCCAGTAAATGTAGGATTATGAAACATTGTAGCCTTGCTTTGATTGTCTACATTTTCTAATCCCACGTGAACCTTTGTGATTCCAGTTACTGTTCCAGTAAAGGTTGGATTTGCACGGTTTGCCTTAAGATCCAACTGTCCTTGAATACCACTAGTAACTCCACTTAGACGTCCTATTTCAGCACTATTAACTGGTCCTATAGAGGTTGTGGTTGGTAGCACCACATTTCCATCAAATGTAGGAGAATTAAGATTTGCCTTTGTTGATAAGACAGTTACCATTATAGGTGGCACACTCGAAATCAAATTTGCTAGTTGATTTGCTGCATTAGACGCAGTAATCTTTCTATTTGTCCCTACAGGACTCATTGTTCGATCATCAACATCAATGATTTGAATGAGATCATTACTCGTAATAGTAGTTGCCGTATCTAGGTCTGTAATTTTAACTGGCATATTTTATATTTATTAGAATTTTATGCAATACAGCATTGCGATGTTTGCTGGGCGGGTTTCACCACCCGCTGTCCACCATCCGGCATTAACTCCATGTGTATATACATTGTGAGAGTGCGCCCCCGAAGCACTAGTTGTTCCAGTTTGAACCTGCGCTACTTTAGTTCCATCACTCCCTGCATCAACCTTATCATATCTTGGTTCAGTATATGTGTGAGTATGATTCCCTTGAACATCTGTATAACCATTGTGAGTGTGGTCTTGGAACATTTGACTTTGTTTTGCGCCAAATGCACCAGTTGTTGTACCATCACCATTAGTTCCCCAAGCACGAACGAAATACCCCCTCAAATCAGGTAGATTGAAAGTTGTACTATTATTTCCTGCGCCATATGTCGTGCCAATAGCTGCAAAAAGTGCTGGATAACCAGAAGCCCCTGCTCGGTCGACTGCCTGACCATTAGCCCATAGCCAACCTGCCGGTGCACTACCCATAGCAAAAGCCATAACTGCTCCCGCTGGAACAAAGCTAATTGTAGTGCCACCAACAGTAGTTGTACTTGGTAGTGCTACATTTCCAGAGAATATTGGGCTTGCAAGATTTGCTTTAAGGTTTAATGCAGTCGCAGTGTCTGTAGATATTGGTTTATTAAGATCACTTGTATTATCAACATTACCAAGTCCAACCATGCTCTTTGTAATGCCGCCTACTGTTCCAGAGAATGTTGGATTTAAAATATTTGCTTTAAGGTTTAATGCAGTCGCAGTGTCTGTAGATATTGGTTTATTAAGATCACTTGTATTATCAACATTACCTAGTCCAACTGCTGACTTTGATAGTCCACTTATAGCAGAAGAAAATTGGGTAAAGACTATTGGATCAGTGCCAACTACAGCGACATCACTCGTTACAACCCATGAACTGCCTTTAAGAGTATTGCCACCATCTACAAGTACATAACCATCATTAATCTCTATTACCTCATTAAAGTCTGTGGCACGAAGTGGGGACCCTGTTGTCTGAACAACATAGATTCCATTTTGAGCAGGTGCGCTTTGATCTTTTAGGAGTACACGATTGCCAGATGCAAGGGTCACTCCATCCATACTAGACGACGGAGTTATGTTTGATAGTGTAAAATTGATTCCAGGAGATGCAGCAACAACTGGAATTGCAATTTTTAAACCGGCACTATTAAAGTTTTCAAGTGATACTTTGCTGTCTAGTTCATCTTGTATAACTTGTGGTATGGTTGTCGACAGTCGAGAGAGTCCATTTGCAAGTGTGCTTGCTTTAATTTTACGATTTGTACCAGTTGGATATGTTGACGAAGTCTGCTCAATATTAATTATTTGTAAGAGGTCATTTGACGTTACATCTGTGTCAGCTGTTAGTTCGCTTAACTGTGAAATTTTTATGGTAGCCATATACGATATTTATATAGAATTATATTATGTTGCGAACAACTCGGAAACCGGTCGCGTTTGAAGATCCTGGTTGACCGCCACCATTTCTAAGTGCTACTCCTACATCTGTCGTGTTTGTCGAAGCCCAACTACCGCCTCGAACTACTCTGCTGTTAAAGTTTATACCTGAAGTTGGTCCACGTGGATTAGTCAGATCGGTTGGGTTATAACTTTCTGCATAATAATCCCAACACAACTCACTAATATTACCTGCCATATCATATAATCCATAGCTGTTTGGTGGAAAGGTTCCTACTGCAGTAGTATTCGGCCGATCTGCCCCGCCTTGCCCGGTAAAATTCATATAATTTGCTTCAACTTGTGTAATAGTATCACCTAACGGATATCTTTTTCCGTTTAGTCCTCCTCTCGCTGCTTTTTCCCATTCAGCCTCAGTCGGAAGCCTGTAACCATTAGCATCCCATTTTACATGCGTGCTAGGTAGATTTGTACTTCCAGTCTTGTAGACTGTTGTCTGAGCGATATCAGTGTAGTAAATTGGAATAAGTCCTTCCTTTTGACTACGTGCATTACACCATTTTACAGCATCAAACCAAGTGACATAACCAATAGGGTGATTGCTAGCTGCGCCGAACCCCATAGATGGAGCCATCGGAATTTCTGAAGCTAAATCTGTATATCCATTGGTTAATCCCCAAGTACGTACTTCATTCCATTCGCCCCTTGTCACTTCATATTTGCCCATATAGAAAGCATCCAAGGTCACTGTGCGAATTGGAGCATTCTGTGTGCCATCCAACGAGTCCCCCATCGTGAAGGCCCCCTGTGGAATGAAAGCCCATGCGTTTGATCCTCCATTACGTCGCCGACGCTTTCTTTTAACTGCAGAAAATAACATATCAAATAAAGTCCCAAGTATTGCTACTTATATTTTTTATTGCACACACTTCACCAGCAAGCACAGTTGCAGCATCATTATTATTAACTGTAACACCATTTGCTGCAGTTAGCGTCAATGAACCTGCTCCAGTGTTGCGTCTAAATGTAATTGTAGTTCCTACTGGAGCTGACGTTAAAACGGGTAGTATAATAGTTATAGCACCCGCATTTGAAAGACGCACATATTTATTATAATGAGTGCTGCTAAGAGTCAGCGTAGATGTGGATATTTCTAATATGTTGTTATAACTATTAATTATTTCAGATTGCACAAAGGCTGTCGTAGCAATTTGTGTAGTATTTGTGCCAACGCTCGCTGTCGTTGATAGCGGAGTCCCTGTAAAGGTAGGACTGCTAAACATCGTGCCCTTGCTTTCATTTGTGACAGCGCCCAGTCCTACCATAGTTGCAGTTATACCAGCTACAGTTCCAGTAAATGTTGGACTTGCTAGGTTCGCCTTTAAGTTTAATGCTGTTTGTGTTGCAGTTGAAACAGGTTTGCTTGCATCACTCGTATTGTCAACATCGCTGAGCCCAACCATAGTGGCGGTAATACCAGACACCGTTCCAGTGAATGTAGGAGATTCACGAGGTGCTTTAGAGTTTAACTGTGTTTGAACGCTAGACGTTATTCCACTGAGGTAACCTATTTCTGTACTAGTTAGACCGCCAAAAGTAAAACCATCAAGTTGAGATTGTATATTATCTCTCAATCCTGACAAAAAGCTTATTTCAGTACCAGTCACACCGCCAATAGTCGTAGTGGCTGGCAGTGTGACATCGCCAGTAAATGTGGGGTTTGTTTGAATCTTGGCACTGCTCAATGCACCATCAGAAAGTCCGTCAAACAATGAATCTGCAAGATCACCTATAGATATAATTGCATTACTGCCATTTTCTGACATAAGTGGGTTAGAGGCGTCAATAATTGGTACAGAATCATTTGCTGCCGCCGCAGTTACAACTTCTAATTGTGAAAATTTAATATCTGGCATATCTATTATTTATACTGTTATAGTTATTACCGCGCTTGTAACAAGTATTGGACCATTAACTGCGCCTTTTCGTATTGAAACCGTAAATGTTGGTGTTTGTGCATTTACAGTTAAGCTTGGTACAATTCTAAAAAAACCAGAATTATTTTTAATTATAAAACTACCGCTTGAAGACACTACATCATTTCCAGTTATGGTATAATAGAGCATCGTTTCATCTGGCACAAATGCAGTGTTTACATAGAATCGTACAGACTGACCTTCAGCCGCAGTAAATTTATTTGGTGTGATTGTAGCAGACTGCGTATTCATCTGTCCTTCAGATATAAATGTGGAGTTCTCATTTTCTGTTAAAACTGTGTCAGAATCTTGAGAAACAAATGGATATCTATATATCAATGCCTCTTTGTCTTCAAGAGTACTATTCATATAGGCTTCCATAGTTATATCAAAAGATTCGACGACTGCTTCATCATATTCTGGGTCCGTGTCTTCATATGTTGGATCAAGTGGAATTAATTCACTATAAAACCATGGATAGTATGAAAGATCGGGTGCTTTAACTGTTATAAAACTTGATATATTACTAAACAGTCGATCAGCATTTGGTGTGTATGGCGCACTTGCCTGAGCAATAGTCTTGTGTGAAAAGCCAGAGACTAGTTCGTTTGGATCAAAGAATTTTATCCAACGTTGATAGTCTTCATAGACTACCTTGTCTCTATAATTGGCATTAATTGCAAATACGCGAAGGGCAAGTTGAACCATACGTACTAGAGACTCTGGCGCGTTGCGATCTAGCAGTCTTGTAAGTATAATTGTTAGCAGTCTTTCGTTTGCTGTTAACCAACCTGGTTGACTACGAGGGCTATGATAGCCGAGTACTGGAGGATGATATGCATTTAGCCATAAATAACTTTCCTGCGGTTTGCGAACGACATAGTCAATGACATTGTACCATTCACTACGAGCAATAAATTCAAAGATTATAGCACTAAATAGTTTTAACCCAGAAGGGTGTACAAACCGCAAATAATCATCACCCCACTCATCATATGGTAACTCACTTTTAATTTCATATGAATAATTTTGCCAATAATAACCGTCATGCAACTTATATAGATTAGAAGCAAATGATTTGTTATCAGAATATGTCCATACATCTTCATCACTTGGAATTACACTCCATAGAATTGGATCCAGGTCTTCACAGCGATAAATTGTTGGGGTTGGTGCATCTTCTAATGAATGTATAAGGTCACCAATTTTAGATGTATATTCTGGGCTTGCCGTTACGCTAAATGCATGAGCATACTCGACATTTGAAGTGTCAACTGCATATGTTGAGCCGCCCGCAGCTTCTGTGACAATACCATTGTCTTCAGGAGGCAGTCCTTTTTGAGTTAATATATAGTCTGCCGTGCCCTTTTCAGTCTCTAAACCAAAAACTGAAATGTCTATACTATCATCACCAAGAGTAATTATTTTTTCAGTAATTATTTCGTTGTTTGTAATAGACTCATCAACTAAAACTTTACCAGACTCATCAAGTATTTCTTCGGTGTCTGTAGATGGAACTATAGGAGTTATAGTTAACCTACTATACTCTATATTTTGTATGTCTATTATACCATCATCTTCGGCAGATTCAAATAAAACAGGGAGTCCATCCTCATAAAGATTGTATGCTCCACTCTCTAACAAACTTGTTGATGATATAAAATTAACATATTCAATGTTACGCGCAAAGACGTCCCAAGTTGCTTCATCTGGCCAAGGCGTGTCATTTGTGCTGTATAACTCAAATTCATCCTTATAGCGATAGACCCAACGATAAACAGGATCTGCTCCTTCAGTGGCAACATTAACTTTTTGTATATATGGCAGATTAAATGACTTTTCTACTCCGCCATAAGTCCAAAGATCTTCTGAAAAAGCACTTAACGTAACAGTATACGGTCCGGGATTTGAACTTGGAAATGGTCCAATCCTATAGTCAGAAACTACTAATAGTGTATTTTTATTTGGGTTTGTGCGTGATGTACGTAATGATGGTATGTCAATTGGGGCCCAACGACCGCTGCCGCCTGACAAGTCAAATAGGTAATTTTTAGGGTAAAATATGCTTACAATTTCGTCAAAGAAAAGTTTGAAAAATGTGTGTATGCTGTCTTCCGAACCGCGTGTATGATAATATTGTATAATAACGCGATAGAGAGTGACTTTATCAAGCACACGCGAATTTGGAATATTGCGTGCAATTAGGCTTTGTATTTGGGTTAGATATTTATCGGATACAATATCAATATCTTTTTCGCGAGTAATGGCAGCAATTTCATTTGACGGCAAACCAGTACGATTTAGGTGCTCATAATAGCGCTCAATAAAATTGATAAGATTGCTCGCAGACTCTTTTAAAGAATCTGGATACAAACTTTCGGTTTGTATCGATTCTATATTACGCGGGCGCGAATTTGCTATACTTAAAAGCATACTTAACGGTCTCTACTAAATGTATTATATTGCACTGAACGATTTGAACCACCAACGGCAATTAGGTCAACTTCGCCATAAACATTTAGGCGTGTTGTATCAATGCGCATAAGTTGATTGCGTTTAGGTGCAAGGTCATTTGATAGTGGTATTACGTCTATTATCATTGTGGTGTTAGTGTCAGCGAGTAGCGGTTCTATTTCCATTACTCCAGTACTCAGTGTAAGCGTACCAACATTTTTATTACGAATAATTGGTTTATCATTGGCATCATAATAATAGACATACAGCAAGCGTATGTCAGACAGTGTTGGATGTGCTTCCTCACCAATATAATATGTAACTCCATCATAATCCCAACCAGTAGAATTTACAATGGCAATATTATCATCAACTGTTAATGATGTACCAAATTTTATTGTTATTTTTTCTGGTTGTCCACTAACTAGTGTAAAACTTTTAGAGATAAACACTCGTATAAGTGAATTTAATATTGCAGGACTTGTTCCATCAACAGTCTTTGATAAAAATGAATGACGAAACACACCATCAAAAGATTCCAAATATTGACTATTAAATGTGTCTATGCTTTCTTTAACCTTTGTTTCAAGTTGTGTTTTTGTGTGCGTAGTCAGGTTACGGTTATACTTAAAGAGTACATCAAGCACAATATCAACATATTCAGGATCAACTATTTCAGGAAATATTGAGAGTACTTTTTTATCACTTAAATATGTCAGCAATCCTTGTTTTTCATTTGGCATTAAAACTGATGAAGAATCCGATTTTTTTGCAGATATAAAAACTTTACCATATTGTGGTGGATCATTATCTTCGCCTCCCCACACAGCTACGGATTTTACATTTGTTAAATAACTATGCACCAATGTTTTGTAGTCATCAGCAGTCACTGCACGATTTTGTGAAACATATTGAAGTGGCGCGTTATATTTTATACTACTAATAGACTCACGATCTGACCCGCCAACCGCACGTGCAACTGTATTTAAACTAACTCGAGTTAGTTGAGTTGAATCAAAAAAATCAGAGTATGAAAAAATATTTGAAGAGTTTGCGCCAGTGCCATCAGTAACCAAATATGTTAACTCTAAAACGTTTAAGTTATCTGGTTTTTTGCCAAATATACCATCACCAAATGATATTACATAGTTGCCATTATAGTTTTCGTATAAGAAATAAATTGGGGTTGTATCATCAACACTATTAATATCTGTAAATAAAGAATATACTTCGTTAATTTCTGATCGTCCAGTCTGATATACCGCTACTTTTAACGTGCTTGTATCAATATTTTTATCGTCTATAATATATTCGTTATTACTTTGTGTAGAATTTATTTGAATTCTCTTTTTAATGAATGTACCTTGATATATGTCAATGTTATTTGCTACCAAGTCTCCACTAGAATTTTTTGTGCAGACAATATCATTTAAATTTGTAAATTTATAGGTTTGACTTTTTGAAAGGTCTGTTATATTTGATGAAAAAGTTGAACCCACTGGAAAAACATATTCATTTAATAATGTATTTCTTGGCGTTACAGTTACGTTTATTTGTGCCTTTGCAGAGGCATAACTGCGTGGGGTATATCCAATTAACTTTGCGGCAGACACCACGTTTTGTCGTAACTGCGCAGTATCAATAAAACTTTCATTGACTGCCATGTGCGCGAGTAATGCATTGTAATGTGTGTTATGCGAGAGCACATCAAGCAACATATTTAATCCAGACCCAGCATAATCCCAGTCTTTAAATGGACTGTCTCCAGCCTTGAAATATTCTATTAGATTAGCCTTGATTTGATCAAAATCTAATTCTGTAACATTTACTGATTGTGTTGGAATTTCCATTATCGTACTCGTGTTAAATATATTACAATTTCAGCAGTTGAATTGTATGATGCTTGAAAAGTTATGCCCACCCGATATGCATTTTGATCAGACTCGTCCACTACAGTCACTTCATAGTCGCTTATACGTGGTTCATAGAGGTCAATCATCTGTTCTATTTTTGCCTTTAGCTCATATTCTGTAAACATGTTTGCATTTTCAAACAGCAAAGCACGAATGTCCGAAGCGATTTCTGGTTGAAACAGCCGATCATATTGATTTGTTAACAACAAATTTTTTAAACTTTGCCGTATTGAATCAATATCAAGAATTGGACGTATGTCATTATAAATCGGGTGTATAGCAAAACTGTTGTCTATATCGGAATATAAATTTTTTCTAGCCACATTTGATGACTTAGAATCATTATAGTCCGATAGCGTTTTACTCATATTTCTATTTATATAATTTATAATACGCGGTAAATTATACAAACCCTATGATCTAATCAACGAACTAAGAGACGAACTGGCAGATGATATAAGTGATGAAATTCCACTAGTAGAAGGACCTGAACTTAGAGTGGTCGCCTCAGCGGCAGATGCTTTCGCGTTTGCTGGATTGTTACGTATTGCATCTACGTTGTTTTCCATCTCAGACTTTATTTTGTTGACTCTGGCATTATACTCTGCAATTGTTTCTTTTGACCAAAATGGATTTTTCTTAAGCATTTCTTTAGCAGAAAAATTAAATTCATTTTTAAGTGCAGTTATGGAGAATCCAGTTTCGCCCATTGCAAAACTTGTAACTGAACTTAATCCAGCTGTAACTCCATCAATTGTATTTGCAATTGAACCAAGTCCAGCATTTAATGTATTTACTGAAAAACCTGAAGATTTTTTTGTGCCACTTGAAGTGGTTGTCGTAGAGGCAGTGTCTGGATAAACACTTGATAATATGCTTGTAGCATCGCCTAGTACACCATATACTGATCCGAGCGTGCCACTAAATTCTCCAATGTCATTACCTGGATCTAATAGGCCTAATGCATTTCCAGTGGATGCTATACGATCATGATAATTATATGCAAGTTCGTGCACCGCAGTAAGCATTGAAACATATTCCTGTACTCCAACCACATTTCCAGCAGCATTCATGGTGTTTATCTTTTCAGAATCTTTGTTTAATGCATCTCTCAAACGAAATTGAAAAAGGTCATAGCGAGCTTTAGCTTCAACTGGTTGCCGTGAAGTTGCAGGGATAAATCCTACAACTGCTTCAGGCACCTTTGTATTATCGGCCTTTATAAGTGACATATCAAGGTTACAAATATCAACAAGTCCATTTGCAACATCTTTTACAAATTGACCGACATCACCAGTCATGCCTGGAAAACTTTCTTGTATCGCAGCAATTTGCTCATTTGCTAATTTGCCTAATGCATCATATGCACCACTATTTTCAAGTACCATATTCAATGCAGCCCATGGGTTCTCTTTAACAAACTCAATAAGCGCCATTATCTTTTTCACCATCTCTATCAACTCCATTATTGAAGTTAATAGCTTTATAATGCCTAACCCTGGTATATAACTTAAAACAAATGCTGCTATTTTAGCAGCTGCAAATATCATTAAACGTTGAGGTAAACTTTGCGCGCACTCTGCAAGCGTTTTTATTGTGCCCAAGCCCCTGATATCAGCTTTGTCAAGTATTGTTAATATTCCGGTCTCAACAAATTCTTTTTTCGTCATCGCATTTGATGATGACGCATAACTTGAATTACTTAAACTGCTACTACTGCTTATACCGCCTAAAGCTCCTTCATAAATATTTCCATTTCCAGTATCAGATGTTGCTTTATTAAATATATCAACTTTTCCTTGATATTCTGCTGCTGCGGCCTCTGCTTCTATATTTGTTAGGTTACGAATCGTATATGTAGTTGTAGCACCGCCAACATAATTAAAATCAGTACATTCATATTCAATTGTATAGACTCCTATTTCAATTGGCGCTGAAAGAGGTGCAACTAGTTTTTCTCCAAAATATTTTACTCTAACTGGTATGTTTATTGGGTTATTTGGATCAGGAGATTCTATTAATTTTGGAATTGTTTCAAATTCTGGTCCTTTAGGCTTTCCATCATACACTCGTTCATCTTCTAAAACCACTATTTCAAACGGGAGTGGTAATATAGTTAAATATTTACTGGGGTCTTTTAGCGATTCAACTTGTGATCTATAAGATTGGCCATACCAAGGTGGTATGTTTGTTGGAACTGGTTTATGATATTCCGTAGTAAACCACCCTTTGCACGTTGGATCGCCTTTTAGTGTAGTAACTATAGTATAGTCATAGCGACCTACATTTTTTGGTATACTTGATATGTAAGGTATTCCACTATCATGAGTTACCTGCATATCAACCTGAGAAAATGGTATTTGTATTAAATCTAAACCAAAGGCATTTTGATCAAATAGACCATTCGATAAATTAAAAAATCCACTATTAGATCTTATTTTTACAGTACCAGTTCCATTTGTAGTAAAATCAACTAGTGTGTTATTTAATGATAATTTAAATTCGCCTAAATCATAAGTAATAAGTCCACCGTCATCCGAAGGGATTAACACTACATCATATAATACATTAACTGTAAGTCCAGTAGTATTGTTTATTGTTGCAAATGAAATTTTATCTCCACTTTCAAATCCATGCATAGGGAGAATCACATTATTATTTACTGCATTAAATACAACCTCTTGTGTTATTTGATATACTCCATTAACAAAAGTTTGTGCATTAAAATCTGTGCCATTATATGTCACAGTGACTCCACCTGGGTTGCTACCATTATCATCATCGACGCTAAGGTATAAAAAGCTTAAATCTATTAGTGTTGACATATTATTATCCTATTCCTGGGGCAGTTGGGGCAGGTGCATTGCCAGTACCATCTCCTAAATGCATGTGAGTAGCTAAACCAGTAATTCCTCCTAAAGCACGAACATCACCAGCAGCAATTAGTGCTCCGCCAAGTACATTTACAAGTGGTGTTGTCATATTTGTTACAGTTGAATACATCATAGTTGGTCCAAGTGATGTTAGAGTTAACATTGATACACCATCAATTGCTGCAGTCATGCCACCAATTGTAGCTGCACCAGCTGGAGCGGTCATGCTTGCTCCAAGCAATGCTGTTGTACTACTTGAACCGGTGTATATTCCAGTATATCCTCCAGCTACAGTCTCTTCAATACTGCCAACTACCATGTTTTTTATACCACCACCTCGTACTGTATTGTTTACTCCGTTGCCAACTATGCTGTCCTTTTTACCAGCAATATTTTCTGCCTTGTCGCCAAGCACTTCATTTTTGTATGCTCCACCAACCTTTAAACGATACTGACCCTTAACAGTTTGATTCATACTACCATTGACTTCAAGGTTGTAGTCGCCATTTACAGTTAAGTTTGCAGAACCATTTACTGTGATGTTTGCATTGCCTATAATTGTTATAGAATCTTCGCCACATACAGTTGTATAGCGATTTGATACAACAGTTACTGAAAGCGCACCAGTCGCATCAATTGTGCGGCATGTCCCAGACTTATGTTTTTCATGTATACGCTCATTGCCAAGTGTGTCATCAACCTCAAAGACATGTCCAGACCGTGTCTGCGTCACGTTGTTATACGGATAGACTGACTGATTTGTAGGAAATGGTTGATTATGTAAACTTGGCATAACTTATATATTAAAAAAATGATGAAGCATACTGCATTTGAATATTTATGAATTATAATATAATGAAATATAAATTATCCCCAGTTTGTGTTATAGCTTCGGGTGTCTATATGTGTAAAGCCTGGATAACTGCCAAGGCCGCCAGTCCACTTACCATTATCTCGCCATTGTTTTAATCGTGCGTACACAGTGCTTGCGCTAACCCCAGGAAACGAAATATCTAAAGCTTTAAACTCCAAATGCAAACTATATTTTGCAGCGCCTGGAGTACTTGCATTATATGCTGGCGAACGATAAGAGCTGGTAATAGTGCAAGTTGTGCCAAACGAATCACAAAGATCTTCGACAATTCGCAGTGTCGGCACAATATTATTCCATTTTTCTTTAGGCGGTTCAGAATTACGGACGCCTCCTTGACTAATCTTATTAAAGTAACTAGTAAAATTTTGCGCAGTAAAACGACGAAAACCTTGTTTGGCAAACCAATCGGCAAATGATCCTTCTGGAGCTGTTGTTGGCGTAACATTGTCACTTTTTGCTCCACGCGCTCGCAATACATATGTCACTGGTCCAGACGTCTCTTTTTTAACAAATTTCTTTAGCGATGAGTTGCCTTCAGCAATTTTGTATTTTCCTGATACTGCTCCTCCTTCATACACTACCGCAATATAGTCTTGAGCAGTGTCTCTAATTATTATATCACCTTTATATAGAAGCTTAGGGTTTAAGACTCTGTCAAAATATTTTCCGCCCCTTCCACTTGGCCAATTTGACCAACTATATAAACTGCTGGTGTCGGCTGGAAAATCTTCACTTTCAATTTTAAAACTAGATTTCAAAAACTCATTTAGTTTTTGTGCACACCACTGATTTGAAACATTTGCCATAGTTTATTATTTAATTTTCATTTAAACTATTTATTAGTTTATTCTGGCAAATCTGGTAATAGCTCACCAGTGTTATTATCAACTTGTTCAGAGTCATCGAGGCCCGGTATGGGATCGTTGGTTCCGGAGACGCCGCTGCTTCGAGTCGAAGATGTATTTTCGTCTGTTGATTCTGAAAGAACTTTATTTACAAAATTATTTACCTCTGCTGAAGAATTTGTACTACTCTGTGCTTGTGGCGAACTCTCTCCATCAAGTGCAGATGTATTTGCTTGATTTGCTACCGGAGAATTTTCAACAAGTTGTGAAGTGTTTGTTGCCCCAGAATAGGCAATGCCGACAGAAGAACTGCTTGCATCTCGTGGTATATCGGCACCATTTACCGAAGCGACTCCTGGTATACTTGCAAGTATTACTGGATCTTGTTGATCTGCATCTCTAAAAAAACCAAAAACCCAACTACCAACCATAAGTCCAGTTGCTCCGGTACCAATTGAGGTATTTGACGCGCTCGTAATTGGTAGTAGCGGAGTAGCCCATGGCAAGTTTTCACTTGGTATACTATTGACATCATCAAGTTCATGATATTCATAGATACGTACCTGTACTCGACCTGCATTTAGCGGGTCTGCAATATTTTCTACAATTCCTGTAAACCAATGTTCAATTTTCATTTTATTATGGTAATATATTTCCTGTTTGACCCGGCAATGGGACAGTATTATTTGGATTTGGATTAATATTTGGTGTAACTGCAACTTCAGATGTAGATGTATTTGAAGGTATGTATATGCCATCGGCGCCACTTAAAGCCTCAACTCCTCCAAGACGAACTAATTTTAATTTATTTGTATAGATACCATTTGAAAAAACATGAGCGACAACAGTAATCATAAATGTGCCTGACACCACAGGATCTTCTACATATTCAGTTCTATCTCGTAAAGCCTTTGGTACTTCCAAATCTATTTTTACACCTGGGTTTAGTGCGCTGTCCCCATACACTACAATTTCATGATTAATTTCGTTTAATCGCGCAATAAATGCATTTGCTATTGATATGTTAGGATATAGCGCATTAGTAACTGAATTACCTTTGCCATCTGGATTTATTGCAGTATTAATATGAACACTTGCAGTATTTGCAGAAGGAATATTATGCATCGTTGCATCTTCGACAATGGCGCCTTCTCTATTTTTTATTTTATATTTTTGAGGTGTCCAATCTTTAGTTGCTTTACTTTTAAAATCTAAAGTGTAGTATGACTTTGCAGTGTAGTCAGTTACGTTTAATCGACTAGCGTATGCTCCAGCATTGGCAGAAGCAAGTCTATCAAATTTTATATTTGATGACATACTAAGTATGCGAGACCGTTCTTCCTTTGTGTGTTCTGCAGTACCTGGTGTTTTTTCTGATTGTTGACGATATCTAAATGAATTTTTAGGTTTTTTATACAAAACTGGTGCATTATTTAAACTTTTCCAAGAAGACAGGTATACTTTGCCTTGCTGCGTTACGTCACTATAAAGAAAAAATGGAGAGCCGTCTTCTTCAAAACAGCGTGAACGTAACCATTCTGCTGCTTTTAATGGTCGTTGAATGTTTATAATACCTTCAAATTTGGTTGAGACGTCTCCGTCAACTGCAAACTCCTTTAGACTCAAATCATCTATAAAAATAGTTTCAATATTTTGAGCAACTGTTTTTTCCTTATCAACTGGTCGGCAAATATTCATTAGACTACTACGATACGCAAATTCTGAAATTGCGACGAGTGAGTATATTTGAGTATTTGGAAAATCAAGGGTTTTTGTATAATTTACATACTCTTTTACATAAAATGTTTGTTTTATTGCCTTTCCAATATTTACAGGATCTATTTCAACTTCAATAATTTCTTGACCACATATATCAAATGTATCAATGAAATTTTCATTATCTCGTATAGTTGCTGTAAATGTAACTACCGGTGAAAATAATTCAGTCGTTATAGTAAATGAATCAACTAGGTTAAGGGCTTTTAAATCTTTAGTTATGCCCTTTGAATTTATCATGTCCATTTTGACAACTTTAAAGGCGCCAGGTGTCTTTACGCCAGAATTATCTCCAGCATAGCCAGTCTTTGGTGTATTGATCGCCGGATTGTTTGCATTAGACGTAGTTGCCATAATCAAAGAGTATCATTTAAAACATTAAAATATTCGTCTGCAAAATCAGAGATAAAATCTGGGCGTATGACTTGTATAACTCGTTTACTTTCGTTTATTTCATTTTCATACTCATAAAATGATTTGTATTTTGGAATAACTACATTCTCGTCAGTTAAAATATCATATGCAGAACGTATGACGCCAATTGGATCAACATATTCATATGCAGCATTGACATAGTTGCTCCATCGGTATTCTATTGATGCAACTTTTAATGTTTTATTAGAAACATATTGTTCTGGGGGTGTATTTGCTTCAATATGTTCGGCATATCCAACTGGATCATATTTTAAAATTTGTGTATAAACTAAATTTATCCATTCTGTCTTTAATTCAGCTGGCATTGTGTCATCACACGCAATTGTATAACTAAGATTGCTATTTTCTATAAATGCTTCTCTAGATATTTCTATTCTTGTGCCAGTGATATTAACTTTATGACAATCATATACGACTAATTGTTGGCGACCGCTGTCATACTGCGCTATGCTTGAACGATACTCACGATCTTGAGAAACAAATTTTAAGTATGGCAAATATTTTTCATCAAGCGGTATGCATGACATGTCTAGTTTACCTCGGCCATTTAGATCAACTGCTGGATCAACAACAGGGACAATTGATAGTGCAGAATATTTACCATATTCACTCTCAATCATCTTTGTAAAATTTCTATAAGATAGCGGCCAAGATGACGCGTAACCGTCACGTAAAAAATTATTTATTATAAAAAATGTCCAATAATATTGTACATCATCATATAATTTATGTGATACTATATCGGGTCTTTCTCCGTCTTCTATTTCATAGTATGTGTAGAGCGCATTATCGTCCTGTATCTTATTTGTGTTTAATACTACAGAACGAGAGATATCAGTTAATTCAAATATAGACCCATCAGAAACCAGGTCATAATTTACTTTTGGATATTTTGCAAAAAAGTTTGGCATATATTATTTAGGTATTGTGTCGTATGTATACGCCTTTGTTTCCATAAAGGACACTTGTATAGTTGTTTCAAGTGGCGAACCGTCATCTCTCCACATATTTGTAGATCCATTGTATGTAGTATTTACTTCAGTTAAATATGTCTCTCCAATCTTTGGTAAATGGCTGTTTTGTGGAAATCTTATTTTCCATTTTGGGGGATATTTTAATTGAAAACCAATTGATTCTGGATATAATCCTTCTCTAAAGGTCTTTACTATATTTTTTATTTTAGTACTTTCACTAGATGTTCGTGGTATGAGTTGAAACTGAAATGAAAATACGCGTGTATTTGTAGATGTAAATTCAGTTGTTATATTTTTATTTACCGTTGTTCCAGTGCCTATACTTATTGCGCTTTGAAGACCTTCATTTGCTCCAGTCATTGTAGTTATCCCTTGTACTAAAGTACCTATCGATGCTCCACTATATTCAGATTTTTTATTTAAAAATTCATTAGCCAGTGCAGTTTTTACTGATTCACCACTAAGGCCCTGAGTAGATACTGTTGATGCAATATTAGCTAAACTACCCCCTAAAAATCCGAGCTCAGTATTGTTGTATGTAGCACCATCACTAAACTGTAGCGATCCTGGAATCGGCAGTGCTATAACTTGGCTGTTTCGTGCGGTGCACTGAAAAAACACGTATGGACGACTTGTGTTTGCGTCTTCTGGAAAATTAAGTGCCATATAAGTATTTATATGAAACGTGGGCAGTATTATAGTGGTAAGTATCGGCCAATACATCCAGGAAAATATGACGGTGACTATACTGCAATATGTTACCGATCACTTTGGGAACGTCAAGTATTTAAATGGTGTGATGAGAATGCTAACGTTGTGAAATGGAGCAGTGAAGAAACAATTGTGCCCTATCGATGTAAAACTGATAATAAATTACACCGGTATTTTGTAGACTTAAAAATACAATTTAAGTCTGGTCAAACATATCTCATTGAGATAAAGCCAAAGAAACAAACTCAAGAACCAAAGGTGCGTACCCGAAAAACGAAAGCATATATTACTGAAGTGCTTACATATGTAAAAAATCAATCCAAATGGTCAGCTGCAAACGAGTATTGTGCAGATCGTGGTTGGATTTTTGCCATCTGGACAGAAGATACCATAAAGGGACTTGGTATAAAATTATTGACATAAATCTACATTATAAATAGATATATGCCGTCTCTTTTTTCTAAAATTCAGTCTGATGCAGAAAAAACTGGATTCTTGCCTCGTACAAAAGAATCCAGAGAATGGTTTTATCGTAAAATACGTACACTTACAAATGTATCTCCATCGAAAGTATTAAACGACGACTCATTGACAGTAAGAAATAAACCTCTTATTGGTCGTATGTTTATGTTTTTATATGATCCAAAATACAAAGAGACGCTGCCGTATTATGATAGATTTCCACTTATACTCATGGTAGGCCCAGCAAAAAAAGGATTCTATGGATTGAATCTACACTATCTTCCACCTCGTCAACGCGCAATATTTTTTGATCGCTTGATGGATTATATGAACAACAATAAATTAGATGAAACTACACGGTTTAAACTATCATATGATTTACTAAATGGCACATCAAAATTGCGTGCATACGCTCCATGTTTTAAACACTATTTGTATGCACACATCACTTCTAAAACTGTTGAGGTGCTTCCAAAGGAATGGGAAACTGCACTTTTTCTACCAACTGATTCTTTCGTTGGTCAAAAGAATGCCTCAATCTGGCAAAAAACACGCACACTAATCTAAACTATGTCATCTTCAATAAATGATTTTAAATCCGCAATAATGCGAAATGGGGGCTTAGCGCGTCCAAATAGATTTTCAGTAACATTTGCTAGTTTACCGGGTTCATCATCTGTATCAAGGGATATTTCATTTTTATGTGAGTCTGTTAATATACCTGGAAAACAAATTACAACATTAGACTATGATATAGGCACTCGTCGTCCATTAAAAATACCAACTGGTTATATTGAAGATGATGTAACAATGACATTTATTTCAACTAATAATAACGCCATTAAAAAGGCGATAGATGAATGGATGAAAAAAATAATAAACATTGATTCCTATCTACTCGCTAAAGATCACCAAACTTACAAGACTGATATTACTATTACGCAGCTAAACGAAAATGACAAAGAAATTCAAAATGTTAAATTGCAAAACGCATATCCAATAACTTTGAATTCTATTGAACTAGATAATAATGCTGAATCAACAATACAAAAAATATCTGTAGTATTTACGTATGATAAATTAGATATTAAGAAATAATTAAACAATAAATAACATTATATTATGCCATTACCAATCCTAGAATCCCCAAAATATGTATTGACTGTACCATCTACATCACAGTCAATTGAATATCGTCCTTTTCTTGTAAAGGAAGAAAAAATATTGCTGCTCGCACAGGAGTCAAACAGCTCATCAGAAATGATGTCCGCGATTAAAGACATTATACGAGCCTGTACATTCGGTGTCGTTGACCCAAACGATTTGACTTCGTTTGACTTAGAGTATATTTTCTTAAAGTTACGAGCAAAGAGCGTAGGTGAAGTTAGCAATATCAAATGTAAGTGCGATCATTGTGAAACTTACAACGAGGTGTCTGTTAATATTGATGATATTGAAGTAACGTGGCCAGTTAAAGAAATTAGCAACAAAATTATGTTAACTGATAAAATTGGTGTGGTTCTAAGACATATACGTGTAAATGATATGTCAACGATTATAAGCACATCTGAAGTTGATATGGACACAATAACAAATATGCTTATTGCTTCAATTGATTCAATCTTTGATGACAGTGGAGTGTATCCCTCAGCACAGTCGTCTCGCGAAGAGTTGCTAACATTTGTTAACAGCTTAAGCCGAGCTCAACTTAATAAAATTGAAGAGTATATATCAAACTCTCCTAAACTACAACATAGTGTAAAATTTAATTGTACTGGTTGTAAGACTGACAATGATATTACACTTGTAGGCACACAAGCTTTTTTCGAATAGCCCTCTCGCATGAATCGTTGTCTAACTATTATCAAACAAATTTTGCATTAATGCAGCATCACAAATATAGTTTAACTGAATTAGATACAATGATACCATGGGAGAGGGAAATTTATATTGCAATGCTAATAAAACACATAAGAGAAGAAGAAGAAAAACGTAAAAAATGACCGCAGAATCGTCACTAGCCCAGGTTGTAAAAGAATTACAAAGTTCTAATTTGTCTCAAGATCTTATTCTTGATACAATCGATAACTATGATTTTACACTTGCATCAAATGTTGCTAAAGAAAATACGACAGATGTTCCTACTTTTTTAGATAAATTAGTAGGCATAGCAGGCGATTTAAAAGGCAAATTTGATGTATTAATACGATCTAATGTAGTGTTAGCAAAGCGATTAGAAGGCAACAAATTACAAGAGCGTGAAAATCGTGATGAATTGCTTGACGCACTTGGAAAGTTAAAACCAGAAAAGACTAAGAGTGGTGTTAAAACAACTAAATTTGAAATGCCAGGCGGAATATTTGGGGGATTGCTGTCTGTGGCTGCATTAATGGGTGGATTTGTAACAGGATTTATATCTCAGCTCACGTCTCCAATATTTGCTGCACTAAAAAATGCAAAACTATTTCAAAAAATATCTAGTGTTTTTTCTACAGTTAGCAAATTTTTTACTGGCATTGTATTAAGTTTAAAAAATTCTCCTTTATTTAAAGGAACATTTACTGTAATAGAAAAGATTGGCGGTCTCTTAAATAAATTTAAATCAAGTAAAATTTTTATGCTACTTGGTAAAATCTTTTCAATATTTGGAAATTCACCAGTATTAAAGACTATAACAGCTACATCTGGAATAATAGGAAGCGCCTTTTCTGCTCTTACGGATATATTTGGCGGGATGTTTAGGTTTTTTAAGATTGGTTTGACGCTTGGAAGCAAATTTGCTGGTTTATTTAAATTTTTAGGCGGTCCATTTACTTTAGCACTCACTGGAATAATAAGTGGTATTATGGGTGCAATTGACGGCTTTAAGAAAGATGGATTAATCGGTGGATTAAAGGGGTTTTTAGTTGGTGCATTTGATGGATTAATCGGAGGTCTGCTAGATCTTGTAAAAGATGGAATATCTTGGGTATCTGAAAAACTTGGATTTTCAGAATTTTCTAAATTTTTAGATAGTTTTTCCTTTACTGGTTTATATTCAAAGTATATAATTGATCCACTGTTTGGAATGTATGCTGAAATTGGTAAATTTATAGGTGAAATACCTATGATGGTTACTGATTTCTTTACATCACTACCTGATAAAATTAGTGTATTTTTTACTTCGGCAATGGATTCATTAACAACTATTTCAGATGATATGAGTGAAGTTGTAAATAATTTTAATAAGGCTGTATTACGAGCAGTATTACCAGATCCAAAGGCAAAAGGAGGAATGTCTTATTATTTAAAATTAGCAATACCAGATTCTTTATATGAGTATGCATACAGCAGTTCTCCAAAAGAAAAAGAATCAACTAATTCTACATCAGAAAAATTAGCAACCGCTGCAACGTCTTCTGAAAAAATATTAAAGGCTACATCTACAAATAATTTTACCGAACTAAGCAAAACTGAAAAGGCAATGGCTGCAGGTTATGGTTCATGGGATGAGTATGCTGCTTCAGACTTTAAGTGGAAAGCAAACATCAAAGCAACACCATTAACAACTGGCAACACCCTAGCGACTGCCGGCAACGTTGCAAATATAGCACCAACGATAGTTGTTAATAACAATAATGGCGGCAATACTAATAATATTAGTAGCAGCAATGTAAATAATAATATGCCACAAATGATGCCAATACTAACTGGCAGTGCAATGGGTTATTAATCTGCAGTTCGATAATATACAATATTGTCAAACTCTTCAGGAGTTTTTACTCCTGGAAAACTATGCATAATTTCACCACGTATATTATAGCATATTGTGTGCGGTATGCCATCTATTTTATATTCAAATATAAGCGGTATATTTTCTTCCTTGTCAATATCAATTATTTGCAAACTTGTAGGAGTGCGTTCACAATAGTCACGTAGTGTTTTTAGATGACGTAAACAATCAGTACAATTTAAGTATGTAAATACCTTTATTAGAAAGATCATATTAGTAGTATATATGCAAACAGGGGACAGAAGTTCTGTCCCCTGTTTTTTTCTAATCTTTAAACATTAACCACCTTGAGCAAGCTTTGCAAAGTAGCTAAGCGACTCATCGTCATCATCGTCATCTGTGCTTGATGCAGAGAATGTCGATTCAGTACTTTTATAACTTGGAGTCTGTTCAACTGTTTTTCCAACTGCAGCAGCAGCGACATTCACGCTTTCTGGTTCAGTAGAAGAACCGGCAAGTGCCTCTGCACCAAGAACTTCAACAAGCTTACGTTTAAGATCTGCATACGACTTATAGTTTGCAGGATCAATAAAGTCCTTTAATGAGTACAACGAATTGTAAGTCTTCTCAAGCTTAGCTTCGTCTCCGCTGAAAAGTTCAGAAGCTCCTTCAAATTCAGACTTATCATAGTTACGATAGCCTTCAAAGTTGCGAATTTTCAACTTGAAGTTTGCACCGGCCCAAAAATCAAATGGGTTGATTGGAGTCTCATCTTGAAACTGTGGTTGCATAATATCCATAATCTTGTCAAAGATTTTCTTGCCATATTTGTACAAGAAAACTTTACCTTCGTTGTCTGGATTTGCTGGGTCACTAAGCACAAGAATATTAGAGACATAATGTAAACGACGCTTACGCTCGCGAGCAATCTCTTTGTCTTTTTCATTGCCGCTGTTCCAAAGCACGCTATTGATCTCACTTACCGGGTCAGGTTGACCAATACTGGTAAGAGAATTTTCAATGTACCAACGACCAGTTGGTCCCTTAAAACCATGATCCCAAAAGCGAACCCATGGCAGATCTTCACCTTCAAGAGCTGGTAAAAAGCGAATCACGGCATAACCGTTTCCAGCTTTATCAACTACTGGGCTCCAAATACGATCGTCTCCGTATGAAGCTTTTGGTGTACTCAATTTTTCTGCAGCTTCAACAAGTTTATTAATGCTTGCTGCCC